AAGCCATAAGCGGCGTGCGCTGCGGGCATTTTTCCCGAACAGCAATTCGCCATCCAGCGATATACACGACAACGCCGACACCCTGCGGCAGCGCAGCCGGATGCTCTACATGAGCGCACCTGTCGCCACAAGTGCCATCAACACGAACCGCACAAAGGTGGTCGGCACTGGCCTGACCCTGAAATCCACCATCGACCGGGACGTTCTGGGTCTTACCCCGGAGGCGGCCAAGGAATGGCAGACCAAGGCTGAGGCCGAGTTCCGGCTTTGGGCCGAGAACCGCCGCAACTGCGATGCTATGGGGATGAACAACTTCTACGGATTGCAGCAGCTGGCCCTGAAAAGCTGGCTTATGAGCGGCGATGTTTTCGCCGTTGTGAAAATCCGGGACGTTGATAAGCTGCACCCCTACGCCCTGCGGCTGCATCTGGTGGAGGCCGACCGGGTGTCTACACCGAACCGATACGGCAGCGCGATTGACATTTTGGGATACACCGTAGGCAAGAACCCCGACAACGGGAACAAGATTCTCGACGGTGTAGAGGTGGACAGCAGCGGTGCCGTTGTGGCGTACCACATCCGAAATACCTATCCGCACGAGTGGCTCAACAGCGAGGAAACCGTATGGCAGCGTGTGGAGGTCGTTGGCAAAAAGACCGGACTGCCCCAAGTGCTGCACATCATGGAATCGGAACGGCCGGACCAGTACCGCGGCGTTCCCCTTGTTGCGCCTATCATAGAACCGCTGCTCCAGCTGCGCAGATACACCGAATCCGAACTGCTGGCGGCACTTGTCCAGTCGTACTTCACGGCGTGGATTGTGTCGGATGCGCCCAAGGACGCAATTCCGTTCAACGAAACTGGCAGCGGAGATCTGGGCGGCGTTCCTGTTGAGAACCCGCAGATGGACAATGCCAGCCACAGCACGAACGAGTACGAAATGGGCCCCGGTCAGGTGGAACATTTGGCCAAGGGCGAAGACATCAAGTTCGGAAACCCAAACATTCCGACCGCCGGATTTGAGCAGTTTGTCAAAACGCTGTGCAAGCTAATGGGCGGCGCAATCGAGATGCCTTACGAGCTGTTGCTCAAAGAGTTCAACGCCAGCTATTCCGCCTCCCGTGCTGCCCTGCTGGAAGCGTGGGAGGGTTTCAAGATGCGGCGCACGTGGCTGGTGGATAGCTTCTGCCAGCCGGCATACGAGATTTGGCTGTCCGAGGCCGTAGCCCGTGGGCGAGTAATCGCTCCGGGCTTTTTTGATGACCCGCTGCTCCGTGCTGCATGGTGCGGTGCCCGCTGGATTGGCCCTGTGCAGGGCAGTCTTGACCCCGCCAAGGAAGTCAATGCAGCCATTCTCCAGACGCACCACGCCTTTAAGACCCACGAACAGGTCACCCTTGAGATGGGCGGCGGCGACTGGACCGAAAACGCCGAACAGCTGGCTCGTGAAAATGAGCTGCTGAAAGCAGCTGGCAGTGAGGGCGCAATCGAAACCACCGCCAGCATTACGACACAGGGAGGTAAGCAAAATGCCCAAACCGAATAACGCACCGCAGGTGAACATCCAGCGGCCTTGTTACGCAATGGCCAGCACTGACGGCCAGACCGCCGACATTACCATGTACGGCGATATCGTGGAAAAACAGCCCATCGACAGATGGACCAATGAACCGATTCCCGGCCAGTACATCGTTGAGAGTGAGTTTCTGAACGACTTGGCACAGATTGAGGGGTGTTCACAAATCACCATCCGCATGGACAGTTTGGGCGGCGATGCAGGCGTTTCCATCCTGATTCACAATCGGCTCCGGGAGCTGGCGGCCAAAGGCACCAAGCTGGTCTGTATCGTGGACGGTGTGGCAATGAGTGGCGGCAGCCTTATCATGTGCGCCTGCGATACCGTCCGCGTAAATCCGTCCAGCCTCGTGATGATTCACAAATGCTGGAGTTTTGTTCTTGGCGCATACAACGCAGATGAACTGCGCAAAGCTGCCGATGCCAACGATGCGTGGGACAAGTCGCAGGTCAGCATCTACAAGCGCAAGACTGGGATGTCTGAAACTGTGCTGTTGCACATGATGGCCGACACTACCTATATGACAGGCAAAGAGGCCGTAGAAAAGGGCTTTGCCGACGAACTGCTGGATGATGCTGAACCTGTTGCAATCTCCGCAAGCGCAGACCGTCAGACCATCTACGCAAATGGTCACGCCCTGCGCCTGATGCCTGGCGTAAAGTTGCCAGACAACATTCCTATGGCTAAAGCGGCTGCACCTGCTGCCGCTGCTGCAAATACACCGGCGGCACCCGCCGCCCAGTCCAACGAAGGAGGACAATCCACTATGGCAAACAATGCAAATCCCACCCCTGCAACCCCCGCAGCAGAAAACCCGCAGGCCGCAGTTGACGCAGCCGTGAGCGCGGAGCGCAACCGTCTGGCCGAAATCGATTCGGTGGCAAGCCTGTTTGACCCCGCTCTGGTGCAGGAGGCTAAGTACGGCGAGACCGCTTGCGATGCTCGCGAGCTGGCATTCCGCGCCGCCAAGGCTGCTGCTGCGCAGGGTCACGAGTTTCTGAAGAATCTGGCAGCGGACAACGCCGCATCTGGTGCACAGAACGTGGAGGCTGTTCCGGGCGCGTCTGCATCTGGCAGCCCGGAATCTCTGCCCGATGCAAATGGCAATGTGCCCAAGACGCAGGCCGAGCGCATGGCTGCTGCCGAAGCAGCCGTCGCCGAACTGCTCGATGACGACAAGAAGTGAGGAGGAACACTACTATGAGCGAACTGAGCAAATCTCTCGGCACCATGGAATTTGATGGCCTGATTGCCGACATCAACCCCAAGCTGGTTGTCAGCGGCGGCACCATCCGCAAGCTGTCCAAGGCCGATACCATCAAGCGCGGCACCATTCTGGCAAAGTCTGGCGGCACTGCTGGCGATAACAAGCTGGTCGTGCTGGGCACCGCTGCTGCCAGTAATGAGGTGCTTACCGCTTGCTGCATCCTGTGTGATGATGTGGACGTTGGCACTGCTGACGATGTGACCGCCCCGGTGTACCTGATGGGCTGCTTCAACTCCAACAAGGTTACCGTGGCCGACAGCTACACTATGACCGAGGCCGACAAGGATGCCCTGCGCAACGGTGGCATCGTCTTCAAGGCCGCTGCACCCGCACTGTGAGGAGGATATAACAATGCCTGCTGAACTGAATTTTTTTGACACCTATACCCTGATGGCCGTGCAGAAGCGCATTGTGCCCAAGCAGACTTTTTTCCGTGACCGCTACTTTCCCACGGAGGAGGGCGACATCTTCAGCTCCAACAAGGTGCTGACCGAGTACATGGACGGCGACCGCAAGATGGCAGCCTTTGTGTCGCCTCGTGTCGGCGCAATCCCGATGGAGCGCATGGGCTACGAGATCCACGAGTTTGAGCCTGCGTCCATCGGTGTGAGCCGTCCTCTGACCTCTGATGACCTGACGAAGCGTGGCTTCGGCGAGGCCATCTATGCCAACAGCACCCCTGCCCGGCGTGCCGCAAAACTGGTCCAGAACGATCTGGCTGACATGGATGGCCGTATCATCCGCACCGAGGAGTGGATGTGCGCACAGACCATGCTGGACAACGGATGCGTCATGCAGGAGATGCTCGACAACGTGACCAAGGGCGAGGCAAAGGTCGTGAATTTCTACAATCCCGGCCACGAGAACGACCACATCTACACTGCCGCCCACAAGTGGAACGAGGAAGGTGGCAATTTCTTTGGCGACGTTCCGGCTATGTGCCGGCTGCTGTCCAAGCGTGGTCTGCGCGCTGCCGACCTGCTGCTGGGTGCTGATGTTTATGACGCAGTGATGAATCTCGAAAAGGTTCAGCGTCTGCTGGATAAGAATTCCGGCATCATCATCGGCCAGATTGAGCAGCAGCTGAGCGCATACGACGGCGTTGTCTACGGTGGCACCCTCAACTTCCGCGGCTACAAGTTGAATCTGATTTCTGTTGATGAAACCTATGTGGATTCCACCGACAAGGAGCAGAGTTACTTCCCCAAGACCGATGCCGTGATTACGGCTCCCGGCTGCGGCCATCTGATGTATGGTGCTATCACTCAGATCAACTACGGCGACACCATCCAGTCCACCATTTCTGGCCGCCGTGTTCCGAAGTTCAGCATCGATCAGGAAAACGACACTCGCAAGACCGCCTTGAAGTCTCGTCCTCTGGCTGCACCCAAGAACTACATTCCGTGGATTCGCGCCAAGAACATGGTCGGCTAAGTCTGACCTGAAAGGAGTACACCGATGATTGTTGAAATTCTTTGCGGTGGCTACGGCTGCCCCACCAAGACTGGTGTTCACACTGTTGCGCATGGCGAGCGGTGTGAGGTCAGCGATGCCGAAGCAGCCCGCCTTATCGGGCTGGGTGTGGCGAAATGCGCGTTTTCTGCGCCCACTGCCCCGGAAACCGCCCCTGCGGACGTTCCGGCAACTGCGGAAGGTAACGACACCCCCGCAGCCGAAGCCTCGCAGAACGGCTCTGAGGCGGCACACCTCGACCCCGACCAGCTGCAGAGCATGACCGTAGCCGAGCTGAAGAAATTGGCTGCGGATATGGGCATCGAAACCAAGCAGCTCAAGACCAAGGATGAACTCGTCGAGGCTATCTGCGCCGAGGACGTTGTTCCCGGTGACGAGAGCACCGAGGCCCCGGAGCTGTCTGCTGCGATGCCCACCGCATGAGCGGCTTCAAGGACGCTGTGCAGGAAGACCTGAACAGCGTCTTTCTGAATCTGGACGAGTTCGCAGAAACGCACACGGTCTACTATGACGGTGAGGAGTATTCGAATATTCCCATTGTCATGACCGGCCTCTCCGAAAAGGAGCGGGTGCGTCAGAGCATCAGTGACCATGCAGAGGGCATATACCGGGTAAGCCGGGTGCTGCATTGCGATATTGCAGCTCTCGGCGGGAAGCAGCCGGAGCAGGGCTGCAAGCTGGGCATTGACGAAGACGGATTTGTCCGCAGCTACTATGTGGCATCCTCTGTCTGCGAAATGGGGATGCTGCGGGTAGAACTGGAGGCGATTGACGAATGAGCGATGTGACAACGGACACCATGATGCACAGCGTGACAGCTGGCATCGCTGTTGACATTGCAGAGGAGGGGTTTGACCGCGTGTCAGCCATCCTTTCCGGAATCCCCGGTGGTGCCAATCGTGCTGTAGGATCTGCATGGAGCGTTTCCGGGTGGAGCTGCTGAAAGTCCGCAAGGTGGGCGGTGTCGGAGCTGATGGAAAGCCCCGGTATCAGTTCACTCTCGACATTTCTCCCGACCACAAGTTGGAAAGCATTCCTTATGACGATGAATCGAAGCCCTACTATGCCGGAGAAATGATTACCTACTGGAAGCTGCCGACCGTGCAGCAAACGGAGGACATTGAATTATGGCGGTGAAAAAGACCACGGCGGAACAGCCCGCCGAAAACACCGTGAGCGCCGAGCCTGCACAGAGCAAGCCTGGCGTTTCTATTTACGTTGGCCCGTCCATTCTGGGCTACATCCAGAAAAACACGATTTACCCCTGCGCTGCTGCGGAGGCTGTAGAGCGTGATGATGTGAAGATCGCCACTGAGAAATATCCCGGTGTGGCAGACTTCATCATCAATGTGGACGAGCTGCATACCACGCCTGAAAGGGCAAAAGCACGCGGCGAGGCCGTCCTTGCATTTGCACGGATGCTCGCCAAATCCAAGTAAGGAGGAATACATACTATGGCAGATCATGGTATCAATGTCAGCCGCGCCGATACCGCCGTGGCGACACCGAACACCGCAACCTGCGGCATCCCCTTTGTCATTGGCACCGCACCGCTGTCTAAGGCGACCGGTACTGCTGCGACCGCTGGCCTCCCGGTGCTCTGCACCAGCTATGATGAGGCAAAGGAACAGCTGGGTTATGACGACGACTGGGCCAAGTACACCGTCTGTGAGGTGATGTATTATCACTTCAAGCTGTGCGCCTGCCAGCCGGTCATTTTCCTGCCCGTTGGCGAGACCGCCGAGGCTTCCGATGTGGCTGCCGCCGTTGAGCAGGTTGAGCTGTGCCTGACTATGTTCGGCATCGTGCCCGACCTGATTATGGCTCCCGGCTTTTCCAATGATGCCACTGTTGCGGCTGTTCTGGACGCAAAGGCTGGCTCCATCAACGGCATGTTTACCGGCAAGGCTCTGGTGGACATTTCCGCAAAGACCCATACCGCTGCGGTTCAGGCGAAAAACAGCGGCACCTATACCGAAAAGACCATCCTGTGCTGGCCCAATGGCACCCTCGGTGATCTGCGTTTCCACGGCTCCACCGTCGAGGCGGGCTGCCTTGCAGAAACCGATACCGGCAACGAGGGCATTCCCTATGAAAGCCCCTCCAACAAGACCGTTCACATCGACGGCCTGTGCGACGACGACGGCAACACCATCAACCTGACCTATAATCAGGCCCTTGTTGTTGATGCTGCAGGCATCTGCACCTTCCTGAACTTCATGGGCGGCTGGACCGCTTGGGGCAACCATACTGCGTGCTACCCCAAGTCCACGGATGTGAAGGACTACTTCATCCCGCTCAGCCGTATGTTCGACTACGTCTCCAACACCCTCATCAAGACGTTCTGGAGCAAGCTCGACAAGCCGATGAACCGTCGTCTCATCGACACCATTCTGGATAGCGCCAACATCTGGCTGAACGGTCTGGTGGGCGCAGGCTATCTGCTGGGTGCCCGTGTGGAAATGCTGGAAAACGAGAACCCGCTGACCAGCCTGATGGCGGGCAAAATCAAGCTGCACGTCTACATGACCCCGCCCTCTCCGGCGCAGGAGATTGATTTTGTGCTGGAATATGACGCTGACTATGTGACCAGCGCACTCCAGTCCTAAAAAGGAGGCACTACAATGGCAATCGATCAGAGCGTTATCAACTTCGCGGTCTATGAGGACAGCGTGGAGTATCTGGGTATGTCGAAAGTTACCCTGCCGGACGTTACCTTTCTGACGCAGAGCATTTCGGGCGCTGGTGTCGGTGGTAACGTCGAAGCGGTCATTCTGGGCCATTTGGAGGCTATGACCCTTGGTCTGGAATTCCGCACCACCACGCCGCAGTCCGTCCAGTTGTCGGAGCTGCGCCGTCACAGCATTGACCTGCGTGTGGCAAACCAGTATGAGGATCCTGTTGCGGGCACGGTCGAGGCACGGAAGGAAAAGCATATTTTCGTGGTCGTGCCCAAATCGACCAAGGGTGGCACCATTGCCCCCGCAACGCCCACCTCTGGCTCCGGTGAGTACGCTGTCCGCTACTGGGCAACGTACATCAACGGTAAGAAGGTGCGTGAACTGGACCCCCTCAACTTCATCTGCTACATCAACGGTGTGGATTATCTGGCCGGTGTCCGTGCGGCCCTGGGCAAGTAATCCGCATATACCGTTCCGCCGGAGCTGCATTTTGCAGTCCCGGCCTATTTTTTGAGCGTGAAAGGAGCTATCCAGCATGAACGCCGTCATTGACCCGAAAGAATTTGATGCAGCTCAGGCTGCCGCTGCAAAGGCTGCTGCCGCTGCTGACCCGTATACCTACACTCACAAGCTCCAGAAGCCCCTTGACTATGAGGGCAAGCACTACGAATCCCTCACGTTCAACTGGGGCAAGCTGACCGGCAATGACTCCCTCGCCATCGAGGCCGAGCTTACGGCTCTGAATCAGCCGGTTATCATCCCCTCGATGAGTGCGGGCTACCTTATCCGCATGGCCTGCCGGGCGTGTACCGAGCCTATCGGTGTTGATGTCATTGGTGCTATGAGCATCCGGGACTACAACACCATCCGCACCAAAGCGAGAAATTTTTTGCTGAGGTCGGACTTGTAACCGGTGATGGCGGCGTGTGGCTGCGGCGACAGGTGCTTGCAATGGCACAGGTCAACTGTACGCCTGCGCCCTACTGGCTGGAAATGCCCCTGTATCAGTTCCGGCAATGGATCCGCAGCAGCAATGACCTCATTGCCGAGCGCCAGAGAGCGAGAAAGGACGGTAAGTAGTGGCTCGTAAAGAGTGGGAGCTGCTGTTCAACCTGTCCGCCAAACAGAACAGCAGCTTTTCCAGTACATTCAAGGCTGCTCAGTCTGCCCTTGTGGAAACACAGGGAAAGATTCAGCAGTTGAACAAAGTACAATCCGACATTTCGGCGTACCAGAAGCAGCAACAGGCCGTTGACGCAACCCGTCAGCGGCTTTCTGTTTTGCAGCAGCAGTACGACAACATCCAGAAAGAGATTCAGGAAACCGAGGGCTACTCCTCCGCGCTGGAAAACAAGCTGCTTTCCAAACAGGCGCAGATCGACAAGACCACGGCCTCCCTGAACACTTATGAGCAGCGTTTGGCTGCCACCGGGAATGCTCTGCACGAAGCTGGCGTGGATACCACGCAGCTGACGGCGGAAAGCGTCCGGCTGGAAACTGAGGTCGATAAGCTCAAGGATAAGCAGGTTGACCTCAAGAAAACGATGGACGAGGCCGGTGAGGGCGCAAAGGGATTCGGTGAAAAATCGGTCGAGGCGCTTGAGACGGTCGAGGCCACGCTGGCCACGGTCGGCATTTCAAAGGCCCTCGGAGAAATCCGGGATGCCTACATGGACTGCATCAACACCACAGGTGATTTTGAAGCATCCATGAGCAATGTCGAGGCCCTCTCCGGTGCTACCGGTGAGGAGCTGACGGCTCTGTCCGACAAGGCAAAGGAGATGGGCGCGACCACCAAATTCACCGCTGGTGAATCGGCTGACGCTCTGTCCTACATGGCTCTGGCAGGCTGGGATACCCAGTCCATGCTGGACGGCATCAGCCCGGTGCTGAATCTGGCTGCTGCCGCCAACATGGATTTGGCGCAGGCATCCGATATTGTCACCGACTACCTGACCGCCTTTGGCCTGAAAGCCTCCGACACCACACACTTTGTGGACGTGATGGCCTACGCCATGGCCAATTCCAACACGGATGTCATCCAGTTGGGTGAGGCTTACAAGGCGTGTGCAGCTACCGCTACATCCCTCGGCTACTCGGTCGAGGAAACCACCGCTGTGCTGGCTACCATGGCCAACGCTGGTGTCAAGGGCGGCGAGGCTGGCACGGCCCTGAACGCTATCTTCACCCGCCTTGCAACCAACACGAAAGAGTGCGGGGACACCCTTGCAGAATACGGTGTGCAGATTTATGATGCGCACGGCAATATGCAGAGCCTGTCCAGCATCCTCACAGGCATGGCCGGTATCTGGGACACCCTGACCGACCAAGAGCAAGCCAACCTTGCAAAGGTCATTGCCGGCACGAACCAGTATTCCAAACTGCAAACCATCATGGCCGGGTGCAGCGAGGCCGCAGCCGAGGGCGGGCAGTCCTTTGCGGATTACACCGCAGCCCTGAACGATTGCGCCGGGTCTGCCGACAAGATGGCGGGCACCATGCTCGACAATATGAACGGCAGGCTGACCTTGATGCAGTCCGCAGCTGACGGTCTGAAAATCGCCATCGGTGAGGATTTGACCCCCGTGATGTCGGATTTGTACGATGTCGGGGCGGAAGTCCTGGGCTGGATGCAGGGATTTGTAGAGGAAAATCCCGGTGTGGTCAAGGGAATTGCGGCAGGAACCGTCACGCTGGGCGGCCTGGTCGGCACGCTGACTGCGGTTTCAGCTGGCATAAAACTAGCTCATGCGGCGGCAACTCTGTTCACTGGCTCTCTGGCGGGACTTGCTGGCCCGCTGACGCTTGCATCTGTGGCGATTGCAGGAACGGTTACGCTCGTCACGGCACTGGCAACATCTGCCGATGCGACGGTGCCCTCTGTAAAGGAGCTGACCAGCGCCGCTCGTGACATGGGTGACAGCATGGAAGAAGCGAGCGCAAGCTACGATTCCACCCTGTCCAACATGGCAGCGACCGCCAGCGTTGCGGACCAGTACATCAGCAAGTTGGAGGCCATCGAGGCCGCCACAAATGGGAACACGGACGGAAATGCCGAATACCACGACACGCTGGCCCGGCTGTCTGTTCTGGTGCCCAGTCTTGCAGATGATATTGACCTTGAGACCAATTCCATCAAGGGCGGCACCGCAGCGCTGCGCCAGCACACGGATGCCTATGTGGCGGATGCCAAGGCACAGGCCCGGCAGGAATACCTGAACACCCTTTATGACCAGTACAACAATGTGCTGGTTGAGAGTGCTGAGAACGAAACCAAGCTGGCGACCGCGCAGGCAAAGGTGGAAAAATCCAATGCCGGCATGTCTGCTGCCTACGATAAGCTGCTGACCACCCTCGGCCTGACGGATGAGCAGTTCAAGCTCACCTACGGCACGGTGGAAGATCTGCCGTGGCGCACCATGAGCGAGGATGTGCAGCAACTGCGCACTGAGTATATGGGGTACTCGGATGACCTTGTTACTGCCCGGCGGGAGGTCGAAAACTACACCGCCGCCGTAGAACAGGATCAGGAGGCTATCAATGCCTCCGAGTCCGAGTATCAGGAGGCCAGCGCCGCAGTCGATGCCTTGAATGCTTCGCAACAGTCCGCCGCCGACAGCGCAGACGATGTTGCAGCGCAGCAGCAGAACGTGGCGAATGCCATCTCTGATGCAGAGCTTCGAATTCAGGACATCATTGCAGCCTACAAGGATGCCTATGATGAAGCCTACGGCAGCATCAGCGGCCAGTATGCGTTGTGGGATTCTGCGGAAAAGGTCGTTTCGACCTCCGCTACATCCATCAACAATGCACTGCAAAGCCAGATCACCTACTGGGACAACTACAACCAGAACCTCGAAAAGCTGAACGAACGGGCGGCTGACATCGACGGTCTGAGTGAAGTTATCGCCAGTTTTGCGGATGGCAGCAAGGAATCCGTCAATGCGATTGCCGGTATGGCCTCGGCCTCGGACGCTGACCTCGCCAAAATGGTTGAGAACTACGCTGCGCTGAAAGAAGCGCAGGATACCACCAGCGAATCTATCGCCGACCTCAAGACCGGCATGAGCAATTCTATGGACGAGATCGCTAAGACCGTAGCCGATACCGTATCGGAAATGGACATGAGCGACGAGGCCACGAAAAGCGCCAAGGAGACGATTCAGGGCTTCATCGATGGCGCATCCAGCATGATGCCCCGTGTGCAGGAAGCCTATGCCAAAATCGCCTCGGCGGCCTCTACTGCGCTGGCAGGCTCCAACGAGCGCTACAATGTCAACCACGGAATCCCCGGATATGCTGTTGGTACGGAAGATGCGGCTCCCGGCTTTGCCCTCGTTGGTGAGCATGGCCCGGAGCTGGTCTACTTCAACGGCGGGGAATCTGTTCTGACGGCCTCGGAAACCAGACGGGAGATGGAGAGCGCAAGCGTTACCCCCATGAGCGCTGAGCTGCCAGAGAGCAACGGCTCCTCCTCAGCACGCAGCACGGTTCCTATATCGCTCTCGCCGGTTTACCATATCTCAGGTATATCTGATACTGCCGAGCTGCAAAACGTCCTGAATGCCCAGAATGACAGCCTGAGAGAACTTGTCCTCGAAATCGTGAAAGATGCAGAGGACGATGATTTCAGAGGGAGGTATGCATGAGTAAAACCTATACGACTGTGCAAGGCGACCGCTGGGACAGCGTGGCCTATAAGCAGCTCGGCAGTTGCGCCTATGCTCCCAACCTGATGGCTGCTAATCCGCAGCACTTGGGCTATTTTGTGTTCCCGGCCGGAATCGTTCTGACGCTCCCGGATACCGAGACACAAACCAGCTCTACCTTGCCCCCGTGGAAGAAGGTGGTCACATGAGCGACGAAAATACCGCCCGCCATGCCGAGTGTACTGTGGAGTTTGACGGCGTGGACATCACCAGCAGCATCAAGCCCTACCTGCTGTCGCTGACATTTACCGATAATGAGGAAGATGCCAGTGACGACCTGCAGATCAAACTCCAAGACCGGGAGGGCGTTTGGATGACCGACTGGCTCCAGAAGATGCTGGACGGCGATGTGTCGGCCGCATCTTCTGATGGCTACAAGGTTGGTGACGTGGTGCAGTTCCTTGGCGGTCCACACTACAAGGCATCTACCGACAAAAAGGCAAACGGAACACCAAAGGCTGGCCCGGCCAAGATCACCATCATCAAGCAGGGCGCGCTGCACCCGTACCATGTTATTCACACGGACGGAACGTCCCGGGTCTATGGCTGGGTCGATGCCAGCGAGATCTCCGGTAAATCTGGCGGCAGTTCTTCCGGCAGCAGTGAAGGTGGCCTGAAAATCCGGGCTACCATCACGGCCTGTAACTGGCACTCTGACGGAAAGGATGAGGCGCTGGACTGCGGGGAGTTTGAGCTGGATAGCATAAACGCATCCGGCCCGCCCGACATTATCACCATAAAGGCCACGGGGCTGCCCTATACCAGCCAGATCCGGCAGACCAAGCAGAGCAAGGGCTGGGAAAAGTACAAGTTATCCGGCATCGCCAATGAAATGGCGAAGAAGAACGGTATGAAGTCCCAGTTCCTTGCAAAAAAGGATCCTGAGTATAAGCGTGTGGAGCAGTACCGCTGCTCTGACATCGACTTCCTGTCGCAGTTGTGCCATGATGCCGGCTTGTCGCTGAAATGCACAGACGGCAAACTCGTTATCTTCGACCAGAAAGAATACGAGGGAAAAGATTCTGCATGGACTGTCACCAAAGACGACAAAAGCTATATCAAGTGGAGCCACACGCTCGGCCAGGCCGGAACGCAGTATGCGTCCTGCCGGGTGTCCTATGTTGGGCCGAACGGCAAGCCCATTGAGGGTATCGCCTACGTCAAGGACTACGATGCCAAGAGCAAAACCAACCAGCAGCTGGAAGTTTATGCCCCGGTCACGAGCAAGACCGAGGCCAAAGAACTGGCTGCCAAAAAGCTCCGGTTGCACAACAAGTTTGAGCGTCAGGTTGGCTTTACCTACCACGGCGACCCGGGCAAGGTTGCAGGCCTGACGTTTGAAACCAAGAGCTTCGGGCCGTGGGATGGAAAGTACATCGTGAAGCAGGCCAAGCATACCGTGACCGGCTCTGGCGGGTACACCACGCAGGTTTCCGGCCGTCATGTTTTAGGAGGGTACTGATGAACACCGCTGTTGACGTTCGCCTCGGTAAAGTCACCGATGTGAACAAAGAAAAGCGCCTTGTCCGCTGCAAATTTGAGGACACCGGCATCACGTCCGGCTGGCTCCCGGTGATGCAGCACTACAAAGCCATTGTCTATACGGAGTCAGCCGGCGAACACAATCACCAGTATATCCACCCCAGCCCCTACAACCTTGAGATCAAAACGACCATGGATGGCTCACGCCAGATTTGGGATGAGGAAGAAAAGGTCATCGGGGCGGACAACTCCACAAACCATCAGCACAAGTCCCATGTGGTGTGGTGGCTGCCGGCCATTGATGATACGGTGGTCTGCTTGTACCTCCCGTGCTTCAATGCTGATGGCTTCGTGCTGGGAGGGATTTATCCGTGATTGTCGGTTGCCTCGGAGACATCAGTTTTGCCGTGTTCGATAGCCATGTCGAGACCATCAAGAACATGGTGCAAAATGTATCTGCCAGATATACTACCCACCAGCGCGCCGGAGGCCCGGCCCTGACCGAGTTTACAGGCACCGATGCTCAAACAATTACGTTTGACATTGAACTGGCCGCATACCTCGGCGTGAATCCAACCAAAGAGCGGGAACGACTGCAAGAATGCGTCCTCAATGGGACAACGCTGCCGTTCGTTCTCGGCAATGTGGTCTATGGCAGCTATCGGTGGGTTATCAAATCTGTAAAATTCAAGACCCTGCACACAGACGCTTTCGGTACACCGACATGGATTACCGCAAGCGTTTCTTTGTTGGAATATCAGAGAGAATGAGGTGATTTTTGTGAGCAACTACTTGGTATCGGCAAACGACCTGACCACCATTTCCCTTGGGGAGCAGGATACCGTGACCAGCGTTCTGCAGAACATCGCCGTCATCCTGTCCACACCGAAAGGCACAGTGCCTTGCTACCGGGAATTTGGCATTGATATTGCGAACATTCTCGACCGGCCGGAAAATGTGGCGCAGCCTATGCTCTGCGCTGCCATCAAGGAGGCCATCGAGCGGTTTGAACCTCGTGCCACCTACATGGGGACTACTTTCAAGGAAGCCCCGGACACTCCCGGGCGGATGCTGCCAGTCGTGGAGGTGAGCATCAGTGCGTAAAACCTACGAGTTCGTGTCTACGGACATGGATGAGCTGGACAGGCTGCTTGTCGCAGGATATGAGCAGTTCTTTGGCAAAACTGTGATGCCCGGTAGCCCGGAACGGCTTTTCATTTCGTGGGTCGAAGATGCCATCATGTACGAGCGTGCCCAGAATAACTGGACAGGCTGCCAAAACTTGCCCAGCAGCGCAGAGGGCGAGTATCTGGATGGCCTGGCCGAGCTGTTCTATTTGCAGGAGCGCCCCAAGCCTACGGCGGCGACCTGCACCATGCGCTTTTACATCAGCGAGCCCCGCCAGACGGCGGTGCTGATTCCGGCCGGCACCCGTGTCACAGACGACAATGCAGCCCTGTACTGGGAAACCTCCGCAGACGAGTACGTTCCCATCGGCGCAACATACACGGATGTTCAGGTGACCTGCCAGACCGTGGGCACGGCTGGCAATGATTATGCTGTGGGGGACATCCACACCGCTGTTGACATCTACGACTACTACTCCGGCTGCTCCAATATCACGGTCAGCGCAAACGGTTCTGATGCCCCGGACGACGAGGAATTTTATGAGCTGATGCGTGACAGTCAGAGTGCATGGTCTGATGCTGGCCCAATCGGTGCCTACAAATACTTTGCAAAGAGGGTTTCCACGGAAATCGCAGATGTCGTTGCAAATTCGCCCAGCCCTGGCACGGTTTGCCTGTATGCCGTCATGAACGATGGCAGCGTGGCTGGCGAAGAAACCAAGCGTGCCATGGTTGCGGCCTGCTCACCGGATGAAATCCGGCCGCTGACGGACTATGTGATCTCCGGCGACCCGGAAGAAGTGCCCTATGATATCGACCTGACCTATTACCTGACCCGTGACGGAAGCATTTCCGCAAGTGAAGCTCAGTCCGGCGTGAATGAGGCTGTGCAGCGGTACATCCGCTGGCAGTCCGGCAAGATGGGCAGGGACATCAACCCTGACAGGCTGCGGTATCTGCTTCTTTCGGCCGGCATCAAACGTGTAGACCTCAAACAGCCCGCCTTTACTCCGCTGGAAGACGGTGCGCCATCCCTTGACCGCAACGACAAGGTTCCGCAAGTGGCAAAGTTGGGCACGGTGACGATAAAGAGCGGAGGGTATGAGGATGAGTAACCACGGCCTGACTGCTGACAACATGATGCAGCAGTTTCCGATTGCGCTCCAAAAAGACCCTAAGACGGTGGCTCTGGGACAGGCCATAGCCAAGGTGATGGAATCCCGGCAGGATGAAATCGACTCCCTGCGGATTTATACCCGCATCGACGAACTGCCCGAATGGCTGCTTGACATTCTGGCTCGTGACTTCGCCGTGGACTGGTACGATAGATCCTACACCCTTGAGGAAAAAAGAAAAACCATCAAGGACAGCTTCTATGTTCACCGGCACCGTGGCACAAAAGCGGCTGTTGAAAGAGCCATTTCTGCGATTTATCCCAATCCCAAAGTTTTGGAGTGGTTTGAGTACGGCGGCGATCCGTACCACTTCAAACTCCGTATCACGGTTGATTTCGCTGCAATCAATGAGGCCAAACATCAGCAGGTTTTGCAAAAGATCATCTGCTACAAAAATCTTCGGTCGCATTTGGACAGCGTCATTTACTACACGGAAACGGAGCCGAAAGCGTGCTATGTTGCAGCGATTCCCTGCGCCACAACGATGTCCTACACGGTTCTTATGCCGGGTGTTATCGAGCCGCGGGCAGTCAGCGCACACGCCTGCGCCGCTGGTGCGGTCAGCACAACTCGGATGAAAACGACCATTGCGCTGCCCGGAACTATCCACGCCAAGGCTGTGTCTGCACAGGCGCTTGCATCTGGCAGACCTGCGCAGACCTATGAAACCGTCACCATCAAGTTAGGAGGGAAATCGTTATGAGCTGGGAAAAATATGCATATACCAGCGCCGGTGCTGCGATGTTGTCCGAGTCCATTTCGGGCGGTGCGCTCACCATCACCCGTGCTGTAAGCGGCACGGGCATCGTTGAAACCGACTTGTCGGCAGAAACGACCGTCAGCGGCGAAACGCACGAACTGACCATCCTTGCGATTGACACCGTAAAGGACGGAGAGGAAACGGCCCGGAAAGTCAGCATCCAGATTACCGGAGCTGAAAGCACTTACATCATGCACCAGATCGGCGTATATGGCCGCCTGAATGATGATGCCGAAGTGCTGCTGTTCATCATGCAGGATGAACGTGGAATCGAAGTCCCTGCATCCAGCGTGAACGCTGATTTTGAAATTGAGATTGCTGCCCTTATTGCAATCTCGAACAAAGCAAAAATCGAAATTGCCCTCAGCCCGCAGATGCAGGCTTTGATGAAGCTGGTCAAGGCCGAAATTGAGAAGCACAACGCCGCCGCTGATGCCCATGCAGCGACCATCACGGCAGCGGTCAGCGCAGCCGTGAAGAACCTGTCTGAATCCGGGGAAATCCTGAACGAAGAACAGGTAAAGGCTCTTATCAAGGAGCAGGTGGACGGCGGCACAGGCGGCGGCTACTATGGCTCCTACGAACTCACCCTTGCGGCTGACGGGTGGAAGCCCGCTCGCAGCGAGGATGATTACGAAAACGCTGGCGGTATGGATTACTACCAGTGCATTTATGATGCAGAACTGTCGGACAGCACCAGCGAGCTTGTACCCGTTGGCGTTGTATCTCCCGGCAGCTTCTATACTACGACCAAAGCGGGCGTCCTGAACGGGTGCGAAACGCATGATGGCTTCATCAGATTCTTTTCACAGCGCATCCCGTCCGATAATATTCAGGCGACCGTGACCCTGTTCGGGAAAGGAGGTGGTTCGGGTGAAACCGGTAGCGTAAGCATCGGTCAGGGCTTGAAGCGTGACGCGAGCGGCGCTATTGCCGTCCGCATCGGCGAAGGCCTTGACTTTGACAGCACAAACGCGCTGACTGTCCGCAAAGAAACCGTTATGACGAGCGAAGACCTGCTGAACGAGGAAGAAACGCAGCAGGAAATCGTTGATATGCTGAAATAATTTTAGGAGGACACTACTATGTCTAAGCAGATTTCTACCAAGACCACCATCCGCAACCTGACCGCCGAGATCAAGAAGACCTTCGTCAAGAAGGACGCTTTCGCCCCGGTCGAGACCGCTGCCAACGCCGCCATTAAGGCCGTGAAGGTGACCGGCAACACCGTCAACTTCTACACCAACACCGGCATGACCGGCGCAGCTGCTTTCTCCATGGACTTCCCGACCGAGATGTTCCTCGACCAGACCAAGACCGCGTTCGTCGGCAAGTTCAAGTTCTCCGACACCACCTATCCCGGCGCCACCGACCCCAAGCTGGACGGCAAGCCCGTCATGGTTCTGGCCGTCAAGGGTGAGAACCCCGACAGCTGCACCTACTCTTTCCTGAACATGGCTGCTCTGGTCGATACCTACGCCGCAAAGACCACCGGCAAGGATGCATCCACCACCGTTACCATCGCTGGTTATGAGGTGGATGTCAAGGTCAATGTTTCCGCTGCTGTCGGCAACGCCCTGATTCTGAAGGATGATGGTCTGTATGTTCCCACCCCTGAGGAAGTGGACATCTCCGGCAAGGCCGATAAGGTCACCGGTGCCACCACCGGCAACCTCGCTGCGCTGGACGGCGAGGGCAACCTGACCGACAGCGGTAAGAAGCCTGCCGACTTCGTGGCTGCTGAGACCGGCAAGCGCCTGATGACCGATGCCGAGGGCGAAAAGCTGGCCGGTGTCTCTGAGGGCGCAACCAAGACTGCCGCCAGCTCCACCAACGGCAATGTGAACATCGACGGCAAGGAAGTCGTCGTGTACGCCGAGCCGGAGAATGTTCTGCACGACGAGGACGTGGAGGACTTCTCCGCAGAGGAGATCGCCGCTCTGCTGGCTGACGCTGACTAAGACGTGAGGAGGTAAGCTCTATGGCAAAAGCGAAGATCAAAACGCTTTTGGGCACAGGGCTTGCCGCGCTTTGCAGCCACATCAAGCAGTGCAACACCGCACTCGGAGACCTTTCCGAAGCAACGGCAAACGGATTCGAGGAAACCGATGACATCCTGCACGAAAAGCAGGATGTCACGGCTGCGGTGTCTTTTACGATTCCGGTCGATGGCTGGGGCGAGGATGATTCCTCCCCCGGCTATTTTTATTGTGACATTCCCATTGCGGGCCTGTTGGCTACCGACATTGTGGATGTTACGGTACTGCCGGGATTTTACGATGTGGCGGGTGCGGTGGGCTTTATTGCGACCGAAAGCCTCGAAGGAAAGCTGCGGCTGAGGGCCGCCAAAGCTCCGACCGAGAAAATTCCTGCACAGTATCACATTACAAGCACCGTGAAATACACGGCTGCACAGGAAGGGGGAACCTAAATGGCATACGGTTCTTTTAACGCAGGCCCCGGCAAGGCGCCGGATGAAGATGTTGTTCGCACTAACCAGATCGGCGTACCGGGCGGCATTGCCACGCTGGATGCAGACGGTCACCTGACCGAGAGCCAGCGCTGGGAAGTGGACGGCTACAAAAAGGCCGAGACCGACCAGAAAATCAGCTCTGCCGTCGATGCCCACAACTCCGCAGAGAACGCCCACAGCGACATCCGTGCCAGTGTGGCAGCTATGAACGCCAGCATCAAGGCCATTGAGCTGAAATTCGGCACAAACGTGACGAAAAATCCTTTTTCCGCCACGTTCAGCAGCCTTGACGGTCTGACCGTCAACGGCGTGTGGAACGCAGAACAGGCGAGGGTGGAGTTCTGATGGCTGAAACATTCAAGGTCGGCGCGAATGCGCGGGAGCTGTTGCGCTACACTCAGAGGGCAACCCGCATCGTCACCGATGACATCAGCCGGAGTGATGCCCGGAAGATCATCCAGAAAGTCGCGGCGCTCGAAGATGTGCGCGACATCCAGAAGGTGTGCGGCACTGCCGTCCATGCACTCGACACACGGGACAGGGAGGGCTTTTCCAAAAGCACTTTCCGTCTGTACGGTGAGGGCATCCGGCTGACTGCCCGGCAAATCCTGCTGGATGCACACGCGGCGAACAACGTCAATTTCCAGACCGACTACGACAAGCGCGTTGAGAAGATCGGCGCAGTTGTGGACGGCTGCTCTCTGCTGCTGGAATACCTGACCATCTGCACGGAGGAAGGTATCATCAGTGCGAAGAAAGCCGGTATCTGGACAAAGAAGGTCACGGACGTAAAATACCCGGCGATGAAGTGGCTCACGTCGGAACGCGGACGTGCCGAAAAACTCCGGGCAGAAGCGGAACGGAAACGGCTGACCGAACAGGCTGCCGCCCTGAAAACCGTCCTTTACCCGGAACCGTAAACGCACGGCGGGCAACCGCTTTGCATAAAGGGTGCGGTTTGTTTGCCTGACGCTGCCATTTGGTGGCTGCGCTCTCCGAACACCAACAATAACAACAACGTCTGGAACGTCAACACCGATGGCTCCAACAACAACAACTGGTACAACAACTCCTATGGTGTTCGCCCCGCTCTGATGGAACCGTGTGACGAGTAGGCATAAGCTGAAAGCAGTGCGCCCATCAAAGGAAACCGCATCCTGTCGCTTGCCGATGCAGGCAAGTGATAAATACATCCCGCTGAGGTGGGCCATCCCTGCCGGATGCAGCCCACTACCGTAACGCGAACCAGCGGAGGGCAATTTTGACATACGAAGAACTGTGCAGCTTCGAGGTGCTTTACAAAGCCTACCTTGAAGCCCGGAAGGGAAAGCGCAGTAAAAGCAAAACAATCGAGTACGAGGCGCAGGCGCTGGCCTGCACGGAAAAGCTCTCCCGTAAGCTGGCTGTCTGCAATGTGCGGCAGCCAGACGGGAGCATTCGGCAGCAGATACGCTATGTGCCAAGTAAGTTTGAGGTCTTTGCCGTCTACGAGCCGAAGCGCCGCATGGTACACGCCCCCGCATTTGTGGACAAGGTGGTGCTGCACGCTCTGGTCGATAACATCCTGTATGATGCCCTGACAAAGAGCTTTATCCGGGACAGCCACGCCAGCCAGACCGGAAAAGGCACAGACGACGGCCTGATGCGCCTGAAAACCCACATGGTGGACTATTACCGCCGTGAGGGCCACGGCGCGGACGGCTGGGTGCTGAAAGGCGACGTGCGGCATTTCTTCGCCAGCATCGACCACCGGAAGCTAAAACGCAAGCTCAAAGCCGTGCTGGACAAGCGCGGCGTTGACCCGCGTGTCTATGAGCTGCTTTGCATCTACATCGACGTGATGGAGGACGGCTTGCCGCTGGGCTACCAGACGAGCCAGCTTTTCGCCCTCATGTTTTTGGACGAGTTCGACCACGTCATCAAAGAAAAGTACCGCATCAAATACTATGGCCGATACATGGATGATTTCTACATCATCTGTTCGGACAAGAAGAAATTGCAGTGCATTCTCCGGGATGTTCGGGCGCTCATGGACAGTTACGGCCTTGAGCTGAACCAGAAAACCGCCATTTTCCCGCTGCGGAACGGTATTGATTTTCTGGGATTCCATAGCTACCTGACCGACACCGGCGCGGTCATCCAAAAGCTGCGCCGGGATAGCTCCAAGCGGATGAAGAACAAGATCAGATATTGGGAGACGGCATACCCCGCAGGCGAAGTGACCAAGCAGGAAATCTTGCGGAGCTTTGATGCGTGGGATGCCCATGCCGCCCATGGTGATACTTACTCTTTACGCCGCAAGTACGCTGACCGGCTCGAAAAATTGCTTGACTGTAAAATCCCTATCCATCGAAAAATCAACTCGAACAAACTCGCGCGTGACAGACGGCGGGCGAGGCAATGCCGCTGCATCTACAAGAAGCAGCACAAAGCCCTGTCCCTCTCTGTATCGCAGAACACGCGGCCCGCGGAGATCATGCCGTGGGCCTGAACGAAAACAAGGAGGTAACAATGGCAAACGTAAAACTGGGCACGAAAGCCGTTGGCAGCATTGTCAAAATCAAAGTCAACGGCGCGTCCAAAGATTTTATTGTTGTGCAGCAGGGCAACCCGAACACCAGCACCTATGATTCGAGTTGCGCCGGAACGTGGCTGCTGATGAAGGACATCTACACCACGTCCACGTTCGGCAACAATAACTCCTACAAGGATTCCAGCATCCACACATACCTGAACGGAACGTTCTACAACCTCATCGACAGCAACATCCGGGCGGCTATTAAGCAGGTGAAAATCCCGTACCAGAACGGCACTGGTTCCGGCGGCAGCCTTGCCACCGGCTCCAACGGCCTGAGCACCAAAGTGTTCCTGCTGTCTGGTTATGAGGTTGGTTGGACGACCAGCGACAACGGCTATTTCCCGAAGGACGGTGTGAGGCTGGCATACTTTGGCAACAGCTCCAGCGGTAACAGCAAGCGTATTGCATACAATGGCAGCTCCGCTGCCATTTGGTGGCTGCGCTCTCCGTACACCGGCGATAGCAACAGCGTCTGGTACGTCAGCACCGATGGCTCCGGCTACGGCAGCTGGTGCAGCGACTCCTATGGTGTTCGCCCCGCTTTCATTCTTCCCTCTACACTCGTGGTCTCTGACGATGGCACGGTCAGTGTCAACACTGCACCTACCGTCAGCACGGACGGCGCAGCTCTGGGGCGGAAGAACGCGGCCTTTGCGTGGAAGTACACCGTCAGGGATGCCGACGGCAACACCTTGACCGTCGCCGAAAAGCTGGACGGAAAGACCACCAAGACCCGCACCGGCGTTGCCAGCGGCACGACCCTGACCTTTGAGCAGACGGCCAGCGCTGCCGGATTCCAGAAAATCCTGAACGGCAACCACACCATCACCGTTGAGGTGAGCGACGGCAAGGAAACCGTCAGCACGTCCGCGACCTTTACCAAGGCCGTCCACGCCGCAAGCGTGACGCTGGCTGAACCGTTGGCCGTTGAGGGCGACATTACCGTTGCCGTGCTTCAGGTGACCGGCTCCATCCCCGATGATGCGAAGTTCAAAGCCGAAGTGACCAACAACGCACTCGACAGCTCCCCGGTCTGGCAGGATGCCACCACTGAGGTGCAGAAAGGCGTGAACATCGTCTTTGAGAACAAGACCGCCACGGCTGGCGCGGCATTCAACTTCCGCGTCAGCGTGGAGCGCGGCGAATCCGGCGAGGGCGGCTACATCGAAGCCGTCAGTGGCGCATTCCAGTAAGGAGGACAGTATGGCTATCGAATGGAAGAAAAATGACCTTCCCACTCTGGCGCAGAAGGTGGCGGACGACGCCTCCGAAACCTGCCAGAACTTTATTTATGCTGGCATCGACGTGGAGCTGTCCGGCGGCACGCAGCACTTTTCGCTGATGCCAAACGACCAGACGAACATCGACTCGATGTTTGCGGCCATTACGTTGGGCGCGTCAGAATACCCTTACCACCCGGATGGCGGCAAGTGCGTTATGTACAGCGCGGCAGACATTATTACCCTGTACAGCGAATACAAGAGCTTCGTCACCAAACAGACGACCTACTGCAATGCGCTGCGCCAGTGGGCGAAGCGCGAGACTGACCCGAATGTTATCGGCTCCATCTATTACGGATGCACCCTTCCCGAGGACCTCGAAAAGGAAGTCGAGGGCATCCTCAGCGCAGCGCAGGCGCAGATTGTGGCCATCATCAACAAGCTCTCCGCCTAAGGAGGACCGAAATGGCAAGGAACTCTGTATGTAAAACTGCCATCCTCTTTGTGTTCGGAGGACTTGCATACTTCGGACTCGAGGTGCTTTTCAGAGGACATAGCCATTGGACGATGTTCGCCCTCGGCGGATTCCTTTTTCTGATTCTCGGTGAGCTGAACGAGGGTCTACTTGAGTGGGACACCCCGCTCATTTTGCAGGGCATCATCGGTTCAGCCATCGTGACAGGGGCGGAGCTCGCAACCGGGATGATTCTCAACGTCTGGCTCGGCCTCGGCGTTTGGGATTACTCCGGGATGCCGCTCAACTACAAAGGGCAGATTTGCCTCCCGTTTAGCATCCTGTGGATTTTCGTGTCCATCGCGGCCGTCGTCCTCGATGACTGGCTGCGATACTGGCTGTTTGGGGAGGAGCGTCCGCACTACACACTGTTCCGGCGCGGCGAGAGCCGCTGAAAGGAGCCGCCAATGAACCGCGAGGAGAGGCTCGAACAGCTTTTGACGGCCACCGTTAAGCTGCTCGACCGGTGGGAGGAATACTCCCTCGAAACGAACTGCGGGGAGCCGGAGGGCTACGGAGCAGCCCGCGCGGTGGTACACGCAGAATTTTCCGTACTCAAACAGACCAACAAAGGAGACGTCGAGAATGAGCGTAATTACCTTTAAGCCGAACGACCACACAAAAATCACCGCAGACTTCGAGCGGCACGAGTTTGCCTGCCCGTGCGGATGCACGGCGCAGATGATTGACCCGGAGCTCGTCCAGAAGATGCAGACCATCCGCACCAAGCTCGGCAAGGCCGTCAAGGTTACGTCTGGCTACCGGTGCGTGAAGCACAACGCAGACCCGAAAGTTGGCGGCAGCCGGACAAGCCGCCACCTCTACGGCATTGCGGCCGACTGGCGCACGAAGGACCGGAGCGTAAACCCCGTTGCCCTCGGTATCATCGCGGCCGCACAGGGCTTTGGCGCAGTCGGCATCTACTGGCACGACAAAGCCGCCATTGTCCACACCGACACGCGCGGAGGCAAGGCTACATGGCTTTGCGTCCAGCCCGGTGTGTATCCCAGCACCACCTACAACAAGTTTGTCCTGCCGACCATCCGCCGGGGTTGCACCGGGGATGCAAACCGTGCAGCCACGAAGATGCTCCAGCGGCTGCTGGGACTGACCCCGGACGGCATTTTCGGCGAGGGCACAGAGAACGCGCTGCTGAAAGCGCAGGAGACTCATGGACTGACGGTGGACGGCATCTGCGGCCCTGCCAGCTGGAAGGCCATTTCCGGGGCTTCCAAGTACCTGTGAAACATCCGATATAACCAACACGACAAAACGGCGCAGGGGTAGCTCTCCGCGCCGCTGATGCTTATAGGAGGCAATATCATGGAAGCTATGCTGAACTTTATTCCCGCTCCCGTCGCCATCATCTTGATGCTGGCGGGTTTTATCGCACTGGCAATCGGCGGTATCCGGTTGGGCTACAAGGCCACCGTCAAGGATCTGGCTCTGGAGCTGGTCGAAAAGGCCGAGCTGTCCATCATGGGCAGCGGGCAGGGTGCCAAAAAGAAGAAGCAGGTGTTCGCCGCTCTCCGCGCCAAGTGCCCGGCGGCTATACGCTGGGCCATCACCGACGAGGTGCTGGATGCTGTCATCGAACACGCCTTTGATGTTATGACCGCAGCACTGGGCAAAAAGTCTTGACTGCTGCATGAGTGCCGTGTAAAATATAGGCACTTGAAAAGCTTCGGCTTTTGTAGAGAGCGGCCCGGCATGGTCCACTCTTGATTTTATATTTGGCTACCTCGGTAGCGCGCAAAAATCCCCCTGCATTGACCTTCGGGCCAGTGTAGGGGGATTTTTTGTTTGTTAGAACTTCATCTGTGCAGCGTCTTCAACACTCACGTCGTCGAAACACCGGGTCAGTTCATCAAGGACTTTGCGCTGTGTTTTCTCACTCAAACCGGCGTTGCGCATCGCCATGACACAGTAGCCGATGCAGGCTGCGTTTGACCACGGTCCATTCAGTGACAGGAGCATTTCTTCCATATCGATTACCTCCGAAGATCTCCATTGTATATGCGAACAAGCACCCAGTCAGACAGGGGCTTGACGTTGCCGCCCCAGTCCCGGAGGGCTTCATCGGTGCCGCAAGCCTCACAGATGTACACGCCATTGGCGTGGCGACTCAGTGCTCCGTGGGTCAGCTTGTCCGGCATCCTCTCGCCGCAGCGGGGGCACAGCGGCCAGCCCTGCTGCTGGTCATAGACCATCTTCTCAATAGCTTTTTCGTCCGTCATTGTACTTCCTCCTCAAACGTCTCGGCTAACCGAGTGATATGCAAACCAGTGACCACGCCGCCGGAACAGATAGAACCAATTCGTGAACTCCTGCCCTGTGCAGTCATAGGGGCTGTTGTAAGCTTCCAGATAGCAGTTGCCGCGGAACCAGTCGGCGGCATCCGCCTTGTGCGCTTTGTCCAATTCATCGGGCAGCTGAACAAGCTCCAGACGGCCGTCATAGTCGGCACTGATAATGCGCACATTGGAAACGGGGCGGTTATTGTAGGCCCGGATCTCCATCTTGACGGTTGCGGCCAAGTTTTTCACAGCGGCTTTCTTTTCGGCAGAGGCTGAAATATCGCGCTGCATGAACATCAGGAGTGCATACGCATCCCGCAATCTCTCATTATCGGTAATACTGAACATGGTCATGACCTCCTTACTTCATGTTCTGACGTTCCCACATCAGCCAGCGGTTCACTTCCTCGCCGGGCATGGACTTCGGCTTGCTGGTTTCGATGTACTCCCGCTCTCCGAAGATCTCCAGCTGGTCAATGTCGTCAGGCGACTGGGTGATAATCTTTGCAGGCCAATCGCACCCGCCGGGAACTTCGATGCGCCACAGGTACAGGTTGTCATCAAAGTAGAAATCGTTCGGGATGTACCGCTCTTCTGCATCGGTGCCCTCGATATCCAAGATGTATTTTCCGAGGGCGCCGAAAACCTCCAGCCGGGTGGGAGCCTTGTCGCGGTCGTTCATATCGTACAGCTTGATATCGCAAGCTGTTCTGTTGCGGAAGGAAACCTCGGAAATGGTGCCAGTGTATTTGTAGAGTTTCATGTCTTAGACCTCCTTGACTTCCACGGTCTTGAGGCTGCCCTCGATGTAGCCACGGCCACGCAGATGTTCGCAGCTCCAGCAGAAACCGATTGCTCGCTCACGGATGAAGTAGGCGGTATGGTCCGCACGATCCTCATTGAATGCGGCATGGATTTCTTTTGCCCGCTCGTCTTCCACCAGAATAGAGGCACTGGCCTCGCCGATTTCGCCGTTCTGACCGTGCTTCATGTCCTTGGAATCGTAAGTAAAGATTACCTTTTTCATTGTTTTGCCCTCCCCTTAGTGCAGCTGTGCAGCGTGCTTGTGGTAGGTGACGGTGTAGCGGCCACCGTGCTTGACGACCTTGATGTCGTCCATCTTCACGCGCCGGACACCGAACTTCTCGTGGATGTACTTTTTGACCATCGGAGCGGCCTTTGTGGTCACATCCACCGCACTGTCATTGCTGCGGCGGCTCTTATAGCGGTCAAACCGCTTCTCCTCGGCGGCGTTTGCTTCCTCCTCTGTGCCGTAGAATCCATCCTGTGCGCGGTTGTTCAGACGGTAGAACTTCTTGTTGCTGATGACCTCTAGACGCTCATTCCAGACGGTGTTCCAGCGGTCTTCCTGATTGGGCTTGATGTCGTCCTTGACCCGGCCAACAATCAGCTCCACACCCTCGGTGCCAAGGTAGTTGTTAAATGTGGTGAGCAGCACCCGGATGATCTCGGTGCCGTTTGTGAGGTCGATGTGAGCGACCTCGCCCTGGCTTCCGCCCATCGTTCCGGCGTTGATGTAGTAGCCCTGCGCCATGTAGCTGTTGGCTGCTGCGGTGAACTCTCGGTTGATGTCAATGAACTTCATGCTGAAAACCTCCGATTTACTCTTGACAAATCTTCAATAAAAAAATAAAATGGAGGTGCAAGGGGCTTGTGGATAACGGGCTTTTAGCGGTTAGCGGTTCAGGGTGCGATCCTGAGCCGCTTTTTTGTATGCTTCAAAGCGGGCTACCTGCTCGGCTCTGGTGAGCTTTGCAAATTCCTTGCTTGTCATGGAGCATCACCCCCTTTGGGTTGCTCCCTTGCACCTCGTAACCTCCTCTCTATGTCTATATTATACAACGAATTTCGTTGTATGTCAATAGCAAAACAACATTTTTCGTAAATATTTTTACGAAAAGCGTTGCAATTTTCAGGTAAGTGTGATATAGTGAAGAAAAGGGAGGTGCTTACATGATTCGCATCAAGTTGAAAGCCGTGCTTGCCGAAAAAGGCATCAAACAAAAGGATTTGGTCGCAATGACTGGGATTCGCCAGCCCACTCTGTCGGGCATGAACAACAACTCCGTCAAGCATATTCCGTTGGACGTTCTGGACAAGCTGTGCACCGTTCTGGACTGCCAGCCCGCAGATCTTCTGGAATTCGTGCCGGATGAGAACGAAAAAAGCCCGGACGCTTGACGCATCCGGGCAGGAGAGGTTATTTCTTGCGAGACTTGTTCACGGTCTGAGGGATGTGCCGCACCTCTTTGACCCTACGCTCCGGGTTGGGCTCTCTCACGATGAGGTCATCCAGTTCGCAGTCAAGGGCCTCGCAAATGAGGTCGAGATCATCCAGGCTGACTCGCTCTGCAAAATCGTGGTACAGCTCATTGATGGTCTGGGAGCGAATCCCTGTTGCACGTGCAAGTTCGCTCTGTGTCATCCGCCTTTCGCCGAGGCGGGTAGACAGCAAAATTCTAATCATAGCCTTTTGTCTCCTTTTACCGAAATTTTAGCCGATATGTACCCGGCTTGTCTGCATTTTGGCAGAAAACTTCATATTTCGGGAGTTTTTTCCGATTTTCGGTAAATTAAGACAGAAAAGCGCCCACACTACCGATGATGGTAACGTGGGCGCTTTTTTCATGTCAGGGTGACATTTGGAATCTCGCAAAACAAAACGAACACATTACCGACCATTTGAATGGTGGTTCTGTGTTCGTTTTGCTCTTGATTGGTGGAGAATACCGGGATCGAACCGGTGACCTCTTGCATGCCATGCAAGCGCTCTCCCGAACGGTATCGAAACACACCCCCCACACGAAAGTGCGGGGACAGGCTTAATATCGCGTTGATACGTTCTATCCACCAAAAAGGTTCACAGTTGCATCCTGCTTCCAGGAATCATGCTCCGCCTACAAGGCAATTTTACCACCCAATTTTCAAGTGTGTCAATGGGTTTTGCTCAGAGAGAAGGTCATTTACGAGAAAAGTTTTTTCTGACAGCTTACTTAGCGCAATTTTGATTTTACACATCAAAGTTGCGCTTTTTATTTTCCCCCAAAGTATTGACAAGGAGGTTTTCTCAACGATGCCGATGTATTATCGCTGTTTTTTATCCATGAACCAACCGCATGACCCTTGACTACTTCTACGGACAGACTGGAGAGCTTTTCTCCTTCTACCGCATTCCAAAGGCTCTTTTTCAGGAGCAGCGGTTCCAGAGCCTGTCCACGGATGCCAAAACCCTGTATGGTATCCTGCTGGACCGCATGAGCCTGTCGGTGAAAAACGGCTGGCTGGACAAGCAAAACCGGGTGTTCATCATCTTCACAATCGAGGATGTCAAGAGGGCATTGTGTTGCGCAGACAACAAAGCAACCAAGCTGCTCCGGGAACTTGAAAAGTTTGGTCTGATTGAACGAAAACGCCGAGGGCAAGGAAAGCCAAGTTTGGTATATGTGAAAAACTTTTCGGCAGAATCTTCAAAAGAGAGTGTCAAGAATCGTGATAATGACGATTCTTGTGGCTTCAAAATCGCGTGTCAAGACCCTGCAAAATCACGGTGTAATAAGACTAAAGAGAATGATACTGAAATGAGTGAGACTAATCTCTTCTATTCCGAAGAATCGGATGGGATGAGTAAGCGCGCCCAACTGGAAGAATATTTTTCGCAGTCTTTGGAGGTAGACCTTCTGCTCCGGCTCTGCCCGGATGATGAGGACACCATCTATCAGATCGTAGATTTGCTGGTGGACACCTGTGCTACCAACCGCAAGCTACTGCACATCGCCGGGGACGATAAGCCCGCCGAGGTGGTACGTAGCCGATTTATGAAGCTGAACGCCGACCACATCAAATTTGTGTTGAAGTGCCTTGCAGAGAACAGCAGCCCAATCAGGAACATGAAGCAATACCTGCTCGCTTCTCTGTACAACGCACCGACCACCATGCAGCTTTACTATCAGAATCAGACCAACCACGATTTAGCGAAACGGGGGTGATAAAAATTTCCAAAAAAGCAACCACGATTGCCATTGTCAACCAAAAGGGAGGCACTGGCAAAACAACAACCTGTGAAAATCTGGGTGTTGGCCTTGCCGCCGAGGGTAAGAAGGTCCTACTTGTAGACGCTGACCCGCAGGGTTCACTCACCATTAGTATGGGCTGGCAGAAGCCGGACGAACTGCCCGTTACTCTTTCTACCCTGATGCAGAAAGCCATGAACGACCAGTGCATTCCGCCCGGTGAAGGTGTGCTGCACCATGCAGAGGGTGTAGACCTCATCCCGGCCAACATTGAGCTGGCAGGGCTGGAAGTTGCCCTTGTCAATACCATGAGCCGGGAAAAAATGCTGAAGCAAGTCTTGGACAGTGCAAAGCAGCACTATGACTATATTCTGTTGGACTGCACTCCCTCCCTTGGGATGCTGACCATTAACGCGCTGGCGGCGGCAGACACTGCTCTGATACCCGTACAGGCACAGTACCTTTCCGCGAAAGGTCTGGAACAGCTTTTGCAGACCATCAACAAGGTGCATCGGCAGATCAACCCAAAGCTGAAAATCGAAGGTATCCTGCTGACGATGACAGATAACCGCACCAACTATGGCCGACAAATCGACACGCTGATCCGGCAGGCATACGGAAAGCACATCAAAGTGTTCGGTCAGACGATTCCCCACTCCGTCCGTGCAGCGGAAATCAGCGCGGCGGGTAAGAGCATCTTTGTCCATGACCCGAAAGGCAAAGTGGCAGAAGCCTATAAATCTCTGACGAAGGAGGTGCTGGCCGATGCC